TGTGTTACAACAGTGTTAGTCGCATTAAGATCAAAAGTAATGCGAGTATTGGCAACCCACTCAAAAGATGCAGGGCGATTATCTTCCTGATATGTTTCTGTAACTTCTAGAAAGGCTTGCCCAAAGAATAGAAGGCTATCGACCAAGTAACTGACAGTAACAAATTGTGGCTGTGACTTAGATAGTTGATGCACCCATCTAGGAGCTGGAATATCTTCTCCAGTAGATTTCTTTTTATACTCGAGCGGAATAGATCCGATTGTGCAGAGAAGATCGCGACATCGCTTGATAGCAGGTACAGCCATAGCATCTCGTCTACCGATTACAGGAAATGTAAAGTTGTAGATTGAGTTAATGCCATCGCCCATAATCTTAGGCGCAAGCTGTGCCTCTAATACTTCTGGCTTACGCGAAAAGATACCCATAGACAGAAATTGTAGCATTTGTCAAGCAATTAGACAATGTGATAGGGCGTGTCTAAGTATATATCTGTGGCTTGGGTGCAGGGATCATTAACTTGCTGACACACATTGCAAGTCCAATCGGTGCGCTAATATCGCCTGAAGATCTGCGCTTTATGATTCTCCACGCTGAGTCATTTTGCTTGGCGGCGGTATTCTGAAATTGTTCTATTAGAGATTTTTGCCCGTTGTGAACAACCCTGAGATTGGTCAATCCTTCGAGCAAGTCTCCGCAGGCTTTGTAGAATTGCTGCCCACTGACATCCTCGCAAACGACACCACTATTTATCAGGCGATCTGCAATCGTCTGCGTAGCGTATTTGTCAAAGCAGACAAGGCGTGGCTTATATATGTCACACCATGCCTTTATGCTTGCTGCCATCTTTAGCTCATCAATAGCAACCTGAGAGCTGTAAGTCTCTAGAATTCCAATGCCAATCCGCCCATCTGGGAGTAGCTGTCCTGCGACCAATGATCCGTTCCGCCGTGACGGACTGACATCGAAACCGAATACAGTATAAGCCCCTACTGTCATTTCAAGAGTGCTATCCGAACTGTTTTCCAATATCTCTGTGCTAAAGGGGCAATTTAACGCGCTTATCCACTGACACAAGGTCTCCGTGCGAGCAGCATCTGCACTTGAAGATGCAATCGTTTCCTCGATAGCCTCAACACTAATTAGGTAGCCCATGGAAGGATTAGCAAGAGCCCATGCTCTACGATCCCAGATGTCACAGAAGTCAGGTGCTGAATACTCGTAATAACCAAGACTTTTAGGTGGATAGTTTTTGCAAGCTTCGTGCAGAGAATTCAGTTCGGTGGAATAAGCATCACCAGCATTGCTAGTAAATAATCGTTGGCTGTTCATTCTTGCAAGCGTTACGCTTTTTGCGGCATCCATGGCGGCTGAACTGACCTCGCGGAGTTCATCGATCCAGAGGAAATCAGCCGTCCTGCCTCTTGCGCCGTCTGAGGTTGCAGCGGCTACTTCTAACTGTGCCCCATTAGCCAAGATGATCCGTTCATCGCCATTTGTACGCCTAATGCCCTTTTTAGGATCTCCATCTTTAAGCTGTGCCCTCATCCAATCATTCCGCTCGATTATGTCTGCCATAATGTTAAAGGACTTCATAGCCATAGCTCTATTAGAGGACATGATAAGAATGTCCTTTTCACCAAACATAAATAGCCCTGCTAAACAGCGCATACGCGCTAGATGGCTCTTTCCTGACTGACGAGCTATAAGCAACAGGTTTGTCTTGCGAATAAACATTCCATCTTTAGAAACTGTACACATGTCATTCAGGATTAGTTTTTGCCAGTCTAATAAAGGCTGACCAATGCGCTCAGCAAGCTCAGAAATCTGTGTGCCTTTAGTTTCGCCCTTTAACCATGGACTGTGAAGCCTTGGTTTCAGTGCCCCTCGTAAGGCTTTGGACTTCTTGGGTTTATTCGTCATTAGTTCGTGACTGGTCGGATCTTAAAAGGACTGTCTAGCATCGTTTCGGAGCGTGTCAGGGAGAGATCGGAAGAAAAGACAGGGGGGGTAGCCTGTCGTGCTAAAAAAACCCCATCATTGAGCGCACCTTTGCGTAGGTTGCACGACTTGCATAACACTCTTAGATTATCAAGCTCATGACCACCACCGACCTTGCGTGGAATTACATGGTCAATATGCATCTCACCCTCATCTGTGCCACATATCTGACAGAAACGACCATCACGCTTAAACACACGCTCTCGCTGTTCGCGGTATCGTCTGCTGTTTAACTTATCTAGAGCCATTAGATCTCATCATAACAGTTACCACATACCCACCATGCATGAACATTGATAACTTCTGATTCAGGTGTATCAGCTGCACACCTACTACATTTAACAGTATCTTCTTCTAATGCCAATTCTTTGCCTTCCAATGATCATAAGCATTGCATGGATTAGAGTATCTATGCTCTATGTATGATAAGCCCCATCGTACCTGAGTATAGCCATCTTGATCTCTTAGCCACACACTTCTACCTTGTGGTATTCCATAGTGTGAGCCATTACGAGCTTTAGGATTCCATGCTGATTCTTTGCCATATAACTTAGTTAAGCAGCTATATTGCTTATAGTCATAATGTAATAGATGTAATGCATATTCTTTATATGTTACATATTCCATTGGTTTAGATCCACCTGCATCAGGCATGATGCATAGAGCTATCCCAATAGCTACTAGCACCCCGCGAGCTACGCCCCTAAGGGGCTCGCGGTGAGCCTTTGAGAGGCTCTGCTGTGTTAGCGTACCATCGATGTCAAATTCATTTGTAAAAGTCCTGCTCAGAGCGGTGTGTCGTTTCATAACATCTCCTTATAGTTACCCTGTGGATAACTTCTGTGGATAACTATTTATCCGTAGAGTAGAAGCCCTTGCCCTTAAATACTGCTGGAGTAGCTGCTATAACTTTAGTCATAGGATCATTACAGTATGTGCATGGTATTACTGGTCGATCGTGCCATCCGTGGGTAATCTCATTCTGGATATTACATTTAGGACATCTATAGTCGTAGGATGGCAAGTCATGCACCTCTGTATCATGTAAGTCCCACAGGCTGTGCAGCGGTCAATGTCTGCATCTGTAGGTTCGCTGTCAAGATGACCGTATTTAAGTTGCAGTAACGGTAAGAGATCGCCCAATCGTATTAGCGCAGCATACTCATGCGCGTCTTCACCTTGTGAATTGAGCCTAAGGACACAGAATCCGAGTTCCCCCGAAACGGATGTTCTAGCCTTAGATTGTTTGAGCCAAGCGAGGGGCTGAAAGCCTGTGCGGGCTTTTACTTCCACATCGAAGGGCACATTAACAATGTCCTTACCGTTACCTCTCCCAACCGTTGCACCATTCCACACAGTCGATAGGTACTGTGCGACTACGCGTTCGGTTCGGAAGCCTCTGTGCTTTCTTGCTTGACTAGCCATTAACCGCGTGACACTTACGGCACTGCCATGCGCCTACGATTGGCTGATCATCCTTGAACTTGATCTCTGCAATGATGTCGTGAGCCTCAGTAGGCTCGTTACACATCTGGCAGTTAATCGTGTCGAATAGTGGCACATCTTCTAAGTTAGTCCATGAGCCTGTTGTCTCATCAAAGTATTCTACGAATCCCATTATGCCCACGCCTTCTGTGGTTGCCACTTGCCTGCGCTGTTTACTTCATACCAGATAGGTTCGCACTTGCCTTCCATACCTGCATGACCTAGCAGAGGACATGAGTAGTTAGCCCATTCCTTGCCTGTCTTTGATGACTTACCTGTTTTCCATAGGCGTGTGCCATGCTGACATGTAGGCACTTCAGCTGCTTCAGGTGTACCAATGATGGCAGCCACAGTCTCTAGTGCTTTGTCAAGCGTGACAGGCGCATCGACTACCTTGTTATACTGTCCGACAGGTGTAGTCCAGTAATCCTGATCCTCTGCCTTAACCTCTTGAACTGCTGGTTTCTCAGGCTTCTTGGCTACAACCTTAGTCATCTCCTCTCGGCTTGGCTTGTGCTTGTCAATGCCGATGTTCGCGTGACCACATGCAATACCAATTGCCGAAGTAGCTCCGTTTTCCAGAGCAAAATCTTTATTGACGCCCCTGTCCGTAATAACCTCATTCGCAAGACCAGTCGAGAATGGCTTCTCATCTGTGGCTTCTCTATACAGGCGTGCAGCAACGATAAAACGCTTATCAGACCACTCAAGAATCTCAGTTTCAATGCGACCATTTGGATACCTCTTCCAGAACTCAATAACACGCTCACGAACCGTGGTGTACTCATCTAGATTAAACATTAGTTATTCGCCCCCCACATCACATCAAAACCCCTGTCCTTAAATTGTTTGACCACAGACTCAATAACCAAATCATGAGCTAATCCCACGAACTCTATGAAAACTAATTTATCCTCTGGATCACCGATTTCTTGCACATAAATACGCTTAGACATAAAGATCGTTCTCCTCTGTTGCGAGTTCTCCACCAAGGCTGGCATAAGAGGCCATATCTACCCAGTTGTCGATGTGCTGCGCTGATTGATTAGTTCGTGCAAGTTTAACCAAGACCATGATCCCTGCCACCTGATAGTCATGTATTGGTGTTTGTAGGTATGCGCTGAGGAGCATTGCTGTGTGTTGCAAGTTATCCGCAGGGTGACCGTATGTGAGCCCACGATCGCGGATCGTGTCTGTTGCTGATAAGAGGATTTCATTGGCTTTCATTCCTGCCCCTTGATGCTACGCCCACGATGGTATCCATCTCTTACGCCCTTGTTATATGCTGATTTCTGCACATCGATGATGACTATAATGAAGCCTATAATCATGCCAATAAGGCAGATAAGAAGTAGCTTGTCTGTGTTTGCCATTTCCGTACCTATCTGTGCCAATGCCCTTGATTGGCTACAGAATTAGTGTGACATAACTGTACGACTAATCAAGCACATTCTGATAACGAAATGATAACGATTCTCCCTCATCCACAGCATCATCAAGAGTGCGCTTGATGTCTGGCATAAAGTCATCCACTAACGAGCCCTGCCGTAGCTCTTTCCTGCCACAATAAATGTGCCGTCTTTCTCAATGTTAATAAGATCAACCTGAACCTTGGACTTGTTTACATAGATGATGGCGAATGCTTGCTGCCAGTTAGCTACGCCCTTAGTGTAAGCAGCCTGCTTAAAGTCCATTAGATTGCCTACCTCGACTCCATGCAGGACACGCCCTATGCGACCCCCAGAAGCCTCTGAGAAGGCCGAACGCCCTGCTCTATGGGTATGACCTGAGATGACATTCTTGCCATGCCTACGAGCCGCCTCTAGCGCTGATAAGCCCCCTTGTGGCTTGATGGGTGTGTGGTCTCCATGTACTGCAATCCAGTTAGGCGCAATAGGCATCGGGTTCTTGTGGAAGGTAATGCCAAGCTCATCGAAGCGCATGAACTTCTCAAAGCGCAGCTCAGGCAATGCACCGAAGGCTGGCACTTTAGCCATGATGATGTTATACAGGCGATCTGTGTGATTGCTACGAATGCAATCTGTTACGCCTAACTCCCAGAGCAGGTCTACAGATTCATTACGATCATCATCTAGGGTCTGGGCATAACTGCCCATGCGCCCTTCTTCCCACTTGCTTATCTGAGGAAGGTCGATCTCATCGCCAATGGTCACTACCTGATCTGGCTTAAACTTCTTGATAAAACTAGCAAGGTTACGGGTTGCAACCCTGTCATGGTACGGAACTTGTAAGTCCGAGACTACGACAATTCGCTTAATCGTCATCCTCATCTTCGTAATTGCCGAACTTCTCAGGATCGACAGGATCAGGCAAGATCCAATGCGGATAGGCTTGTGGCTCAGTTATCATGAACATAGCTACATCTTCTGCGAACCCTGCTCTTTTGAGCGAGCAGAAGTATTCATAAAGCCCAATGCAGTAAGCATCTAGCTTTGAGTAACCTTGTTCCTCTAACGCCTTAGTTGCTTTTCTTGCCATGAGATAATTGTTACCTATCTAAGAGAACAATGATTGTTTCAACACGCGCTTCTAATCGGGTCATTCTATCGTTCATTGACCCACCGCCATTAGGTTTTAACTCTGCAAGGTAATGCTTAACGAGCCAGCGCACCGCCATACCGAATGAACCTACTACTGTTGTCACCGCAGCAACGATCGCTGCGATGTCTTGCGCTCCCATTACTTTTTAGGAGTGGCGTACCCGAATACACCTGAAAGGACAGCCATAAGGACTGCGCGATAGTCAAGGTCAAAGTTGCTAGAAGCCCAAGCAGCTAGGAATGCTCCCGCAGCAAGGTAAGCAGGGTTTTTGATGTTCTTCATTATTCTCCACCTAACATAGATACTTGATAAAACTCACCCAGTAAGTCAGCTTCTTTCTTAAAGCTGAAGTGAGCGTGTTTCGTGTGTTTGTTAGCCCCTGTGTACTTTCTTGGTTTCCAGTTGAGTATTCTCGAATAGATGTACCCATCGAAAATAATGTAACTAATGCGTGTTTCTGATTTAGCCTTGCAGGCTCTCCGAAGCTGATCAACAAGATCGGGCATAATGTCTGGCTTTGATCCCTTGAATAGGTCACGATCGACATCAATGGCACGAACCCAGCCCTGCTCATCTGGATTATGATCTGACTTGCGAGCAGCGTGTCGGGTATCACCGATCCAACCATCCGATGCGCGGTCACGATCTGGGAACGAGTCATCAATCTGCTCTCTTAATTGGATAGCAGCTCTAGAGAGTTTTACCTTCATCCAAGTAAAAGCTTCGCTTCATCCTCAGAGATGCCAAGCTTCTGCAGTAGTGCAGCCTTAGCCTGAGCCTTGACTGCTGCTTCTGCTTCTGCCGCTAGGCGATCTGCTTCTGCCTGTGCTGCCGCTGCTTCATTGGCTGCGATCTCATCGGCTGTCAATGGACGCTCGATGACCTCGCCTGTTTCGCAGTTGATTTCGATTGCTGTTGTCATTGTTGCTCCTTATGAGTTTTTGATGCCGTATAGATAGAAAGATGAACCTGAGACAAAGTTTGCCGAATTATCAGAACGAAACTCGATATTAGAAATAGCAGAAGTAGAACGAAATAAACCTGCTACTGCCGTGCGATGTGCGGTTGTGCCATTTTCTTCTTGCGCTAAATCTATAGAAACTGGTTTATTCTGTGACGCTGTGTAGGACGGTACATAAAATTCAACGCTTGCGAATGTATTAGAAGTGTTATTGTTCGCATCAATTCTTAGTCGATACTCAAATCTGTTTCCATCAGTGCGATCAGAAGCCACACCTGTGCCGTTACCATATAAATTTGTGTTCGAGTACAATGTGCCTGTTGTTACTGAATTTAGAATTATTGCTAATTCATCTTCAGTAGAAGCACGATCTGTTCTCACGCTCATCCGCACCACTAAATCCGTGTAAGTGCTAGGGATTGCAGAGAAAGTAACAGATGCAGCAGAACTGCTCAGCACATTGGATGAGATGAGTGTGTAGGTACTAGGCATTTTTTATCCCATACAGAGTAGCGGTTGTTCCGATGCTATAATTTCCTGCTGTTCTTGCGAAGGTAATCGAATTGATTGCTGCCGTATTACGCCAAAGATTAACCTGTTTGCGAGTTATGCCAGAACCATTAAAATCTTCAGAGGTTGAAACTAGAGTTGTTTTGTTTGTAGAACCTGCATAACTAAAAATGTCTAATTCTGCTAAAAATGGGATAGTAGTACTTGCTGAAACGATGTCACTACCAATATCAATTCTTGCTCGATTTACATCAGTAAAACTGTTAGCAGTAGTGCCATTTCCCCACAAAACAGTGTATGAATAGTTACTACCAGTATCTCCGTTGTATCGAATAAAACAAGTATTAGTAGTATCAACTCGCATCACCACTACTAGTCTTAAATCAGTATAAGTGGCAGGAATACTGCTAAAAGTAAAAGTAGCTGCCGCACTAGTTAAAGTCGTGGTAGCGATGTTGTCGTATGTTACTGGCATTTACGCTCCCTTAATTCCGTATAGTGAAAAGGTTGTGCCTGCTGCAAAAGCAGTACCAGATGCTATAGAAAAAGTGACTGTAGAAATTGCAGCAGTATTAATCCATAAACCAGAAGAAAGGTAGATCAACCAGAGACCGCTGCCTGTTTGATTACTGTCATTCCCGTAAATACTTTTTACCGTCTTATTCTTAGTAGTAGAGGCATAATCGTGAACATCAATAATACCTGCTGCAAAGATGTTGGTTAATTGTGTCGAACTTCTTTGTGCAAAATCAGGCATATTTATGCCATCTATCGATGGTGCTGTTGATGCTGCTGATGCAGTAGCACCGTCACCATATAATCTATGGGTTGCATAAGAACTACTACTATCAGAGTTGAATCGTAGAATTATATTAGCACCCGCATTTGTAGTGCTTGTTGTCTTTTGTATACTGCGAATCTGTAGATGCTTGTAAGTGCTAGGGATAGATGAAAAAGTCAGGCTTGTTTCTCCACCTGCCGCAGTTATAGTAGCGATGGACTCGTAAGCCCCACCACCACCACTTGCGCCACCTGAGTCTAAGACTGCTGCGAATGAATTAAGCAATGCCGCCCACCACATACCATGTATCTGTGCCAGTCTTAATGCAAGCGGCAGATTTGTATTGTGCAAGGGTTGGAGCCGCTGCTACTGCACCTGCGCTAAGGACTGTAGTAGTGCCAGAGGTAACAGCTGAGATAGTGCAGACACCCACGCCAATGTTGAGAACTGTGATAACAGTACCGATAGGGAAAGCAACAGATGCGTTAGTAGGAATCTTAAAGGCAATCGCTGTTGCCTTGTTCATTAACTCTAAGACTTGGTACTGATCTGCGCTGACTGCTGTGTAGTCTGCTGTGTTAGCTGTGCCAACAGTAAAGGCAGTAAGGCTGTTGTACATGGTCGAAGATAGGACATCTCCTGTGGTTGCTGGCAATCCTGTTGGCATTGTTACTCCTTAGTAAGATAAAACGCTAGTGCCTATGATACCCGATACAGGCGATCCTATGATGAATCCATCGATGATCGGCTCTGCCGTGGTGTAGTTGACTTTCCACGAGCTTGGAGTGATTTGATGGTTAACACCGAAGATCTGAACAGTTTTTGTCAAGGTAGTCGAGTTAGGCTGGGTGGTGGTTATTGTAACTGGACTAAAGAAGTCCAAGCTCAATGCTGCGATCTTTCCTGCGCTGTAGCCGTCCTGCTGTAGATCAAGGGTTAACTCGTCTACGCGAATAGATGTCTCTTGCCGTGATGCGATAAAAGCAAGGGCATAGTTAAGCGCTTCTGCATCGGTCTCCATAAGAAGGCCAGATGCATTGTAAGAGTGGGTAAAGTACTTAGCGATAGAAGCTGCGTTCTGCGCAGTCTGGACTGTGCCGCCTGTGCGGGTCACAGTCGCCTTGTTATAGATCTGGGAATCATCAAAGACCCACTTGACATTGAAGTAACCAATGCCTGTTCCATTGTCATTGAACACTACAGGCGTGGTTGCTACAGATGCCGTTGTAACGGTTCTATCTTGGAATACAGCCCTGCCCTGCCCATCCATATAGAAAGCACCATACTCGGTCTGTGCGACCGTCTGAAGGGCTGTGAGGGCTGTTCTTTGGGTTGCTGGGTCTGCCTGACAGGTAGTAAGTCCTGTGTCAATATCTCGCTGAGAGTTAGGCCAGCCGATGCTATCTAGAATCTTAGTAATGCGTGTGCCTGTGGTCTCACCTGCGACCGCTCCAGCCACACCAAAGAATTGTGCATTCTGGAATAGGCGGAAGCCATCGACTGCCGTGACTGTGGTGTAAACAAGATCACCCTCGAACTTAGGCGTGGTCGTGTTATAGCTTGTGATGTATCCAGCAAAAACAGGATAGTTAATCCCTTCCCATGTTGCGGTGACAATGATCTTACGCATTGGGTTGAGATAAGTGTAGTACGGGCTAGATGTATTCTGTGGGTTGAAGTCACCGTTCTGGTCAATAATGCGGATGGATGCTGTGCCAGTATTAAACTGCTCAGCTGATAACTGCCGTCCTCGGTTAGTCTGTACAGAATCTAGAAGATTAGATACATCCACGACAAGGCTGCTCGGTGAATCAGAGAATACATCTCCACCACCAATCCTAGACTCACCAATGATAAAGGGAAAGCCAAAGGTTGCACCTGTTGAGAAGTCGATTACGACATTGATGACTGGTCTGGTCATAGTGCGCCAGCAGTCGTAATGTAGTCACCACGCTTATTCAATGAGATTAAAGAATTCTGGATCATGTTAGTTAACTCATCTGGGTTAGCAATGGTGTTGGCATAGATATTTATAACTGGAGTCTTAGATCCACCGCTGTTCATGGTAGGGCTGTATCCACCCAAGTCACCGACTGAATACTGATAAGCAACAAGGTCACGCAGATCCGATGCGTTCTGCATATCTAGTAAATCAGCAAAAGCATTAGCGCGAGCTGAGGCTGCATCTGCGTATTCAAGGATCGCATCGATAGATGCACCTGTTGTAGAGATAGGCGCGATGTAGTCTCCTGCTGGAATACCTGATCCTAGTGAGCCGCTTGTAGGAATCTTAGCCCCTGCTGCTGCATTAGCCTGTGCCAGCAGTTTAAGCATCTCTTGGATCTTGGCTAGAGCTGCATCTAGATTTGTAAGGTTAATTAAATCTTTAGGCTGTAGGCTTTCGAGAATTGACTTGATGTCTGAGAGTTTGATGCTTTGTCCAGTAAGTGCCCCAAGCACTCTTAGGTCTGCATTAAGTTTATTGGTAGCAGCAATGATGGCTTGCTCATCCTTTGCAGCAATAGCATCTTCTAGGGCAAGGATTGAACGCTTGACATTAAGGCGAGCAGTATCGTTAGCAACCTGTAACTGCGCTGTGCTTGTAGTGGCTTTGCCTAGCGCCTCAGCTTGAGAGGTAAGTGCTGCTGCGATCTGGATCTTCTCCATGTCAAAAATTTCTTCACCCTTGCCAAGTGCAAGGTTAGCCTTGTCAATGGCTTGCTGGAGTTTCTTATCTTTTGTAATCTTGGCTTGAGCTGTTGCTTGTTGCTGAACAAGTTTAGTGATCTTGGCTTGTTGCTGAACCTGACCAGAAATACTCATTGGGGTAGTAAAAGGCTTAGGCTTTTTCTTCATAAAGCCAGATGGATCACCCTCGATAATAAGATTAACGAACGGGGATGTTTTTTCTACAAAGTCTGCAAGGCTTCCAGATACAGCCATAATTGGAGCATTGATTGTTCGGATGATCTGGCTAAGAGTTGCCAAGAAAGCTGCGGCATTAGTTGCAGCTGTTTCCATGTCTGTTGCTAATTCGTCCACTGAGGTATTGCCACTTAGGATCATAAGGGAATCAATAATCCCTTTACCTAATATCTCTGAGACATTGGCAGATGCAACTTCAAGTTTTGCCATCTGACCAGCAAGACTATTGGCTGACTCTGTTGCTGCGCCTGCAAAAGTCGTAGCAAGTTGCTCAGTTATATCTACAAAAGATTTAGTCTTAAGATCAGCTTTTGAGATACCCACACCCAAGCGAGTAAGTGCTGTATTATTGCCTAGATAAGCACGACTCAAAGCTGTAGTGACTGCACTTAACTCCTTGCCAGTTGCAGCACTAATGTCTAAAGATAGGTTGAGCAGTCTTTGAGACTCGGCAGAATCCCGTGTGGCGATTGCTAGTGTCTGATATGCCGGACGAAGAAGGTCATCAACAATCCCGAACTCGCTTTGTAAGGACTGGATGTATGCTTCAGAAGAAGCTGCATCTCGACCAAGTCCAACATTCTTAAGGGCTAAGGCTAATTGCTTTTGCGCTTTTTCATCTTCTGCTGCTGCTTTGACCGCAGCCTTGCCATAGGCAATTACTTGAGCAGTACCAAAAGCCAGACCAAAAGCCCCTGCTAGTTTTTTCACATTCTTAGTAAGTTTGTCTGTTGCGGTGTCTGCTTGCTTAAAGGCTTTCTTGCCGGTGAACTCCGCTGCAATATCAATAAATACATTGGCCATGAGTTACACCTTTGCTCTAGCGTTAAGTTTGTCAGCTGCGCCTTGAATCGCCTTAAGTACTGCTTCTCTGGCCTTGCCATTGTTTTCTTCATAGGCACGGAATAGGGCGCGACCTTCCATCTTCTGATCGCCCTTCATCTGTGAGCCATACTTGCCAGTCTGATTCTGTACGAATCTGCTTTGTGGGGTCTTGCGCCCCATAGTCTCGTAGATTGCTCCAGCAGCACTCTTATTGAATACGCGAGCAAGAGATCTAAATCCTCTGCGGTTAGGCTTTGATGGTGTTGTCTTATAGCCAACGCCTTGCTTTACGATGCGAGCATTGTAACTAGGAAAGCGTGCCTGTGATCCTTCACGGGTTAGCCATCCGCTAAGCACTTGCCCGTCATCTGGAAGATAACCTTTAGCAGCTCTAGTAATTGGCTTAAGGGCTGCTGCTAATTCTTTAGGTAAAGCCTTTGCTAGATCAGGACTAAATTGGCGTAGCGACTTTCTAAGAGCGACCGCGCCCTTTACGCTTGCTGGCATCGCTCACCTCTTTCGCTTCATCTTTAAGCCCTTGCACAAGTGCATCGAGCATTGTCTTATCTAGATCTAATAACTGCTGTGGCGCGATTCCCAATCTAATGCTTAGCCTAGCGATTAGATAGGTGAACGGAAGATCGCGCTTTAAGCTAAAGGGTCTGAGTCTAATACCTCAACACTCTTAAGTGTCTCGATAAAGTCAATCCCGAAAGGCTTAACAGATTCACCTGCTCTGCGTGTTACTTCCCATGCTAACCAATAGACATCGCTCTGCTTTTCTTCATCGCGGAACGCCTTGTGGAAGCCCTTTTTAGCGTACTGCTCGAATGAGTACTCCACAGCTGGAGTAATCTCGCCTTCTAGTACGCTTCCATCTGTACGAACTATCTTTAGTTTTGCCATGAGTTTGCCCCTTTATAGTTTGTTTAGAATGTGCCTGTTGATGCTACTGCAACTGTTGAGTTAGCAGTAAATGTGATTGACTGTGTGCCAATATCGCCAACAGCACCGTTGATGTCTGTTGTATTATTGACTAGCAATGAGACTGTGTATAGAGGGTTAGTAGCTGAGACTGCTGTTCCCTTTGTCTGTAGGAATACTGCGGTTACAGTTGTTCCCCATGCAGCCTGTAGTGTTGCCAATACATTGGCTGATGCTGTGTCATTTAGGAAGTCGATTGTGACTGTTGATGACTCTAGACCCTTAACGAACTTGTGAGAGTTGTCACCCATTGCGGTAACTTCTAGCTCATCAAATACGCGATTGATTGTTACTGCTGTTACATGGTCTGAAAGATCGACTGAGTTAATCTTCACACCTACATTGTTATTTAGAAATACAGCCATGAGATTATTCCTCGTCCTTCTTAGTAGTTACTGGCTTTGGTGCTGTTGG